ATCAATTTTTAAATCTTTAAAAACTTTATGTATGTTTGTTGTTAACCCTTCACCAGGCCCAAGAACTCCGATTTGTTTACTTCGCACCATTGTTATTTTTAACTTTGGATACCTTTTGTTTAATAGAAGAGCACTTAAACATCCAGCAGTTCCACCGCCAACAACCACAACATTTTTAATATCTCTGATCATAACCAACTTTGTTGATCTGTTCTGCAGAAGGAATCCATGTTTCAGAATTTTCTTGAACACCATGACCTTCAACAATTCTATTAAAGAAATTAAAAGCAGAGCAAACTGCAACTGCATCTTTAACTTGTTCTTGTGTAAATCCAGCCTCATAGCATTCATCATACAATTTCTTAGTCATACTTGCTGGATGCTTGGTTAACTGTTCTACTAAATTAAAAATTGCAGTCAATCTATTTGGAGTTGATTGAATTCCCCCATCTAAAATCTCAATCTCAGCATTTATTGATTCTGCAAAAACACGGTGCGATCCATAACAAAATCTACATCCATTTAAGTATGATGTATATGCTGCAATAATTTCTCTATCTTGTGGAGATAATGACGAAGCCTCTCGCAATACTTCTTGTGCAAATGAAAGCATCATCATATATCTTTTTTGATTTTCCATAAAGACATCAATAATTGTTGAATTTTCTTTGATTGAATCAAATACATTTTTTACACTCATGACTACCTCAGCATTTCTAGTATAGAATTATCAATTGAATTACTTAATTTAATTATATCAGAATCCTGCATATCACCGATATCTTTATACTTGGTGTCTAGTTGTATTATTGATACCCTTGATTTTAACTTATCAATCATTTTCTTAGACATTGACTTTCCTGCTTCATCATTATCTGCTATCAAATAAATCTCATTAAAGTATTTTTCTAATAACTCTACTTGATTTTTTGAAATAGTTGCTCCAAGAGTAGCCACTGCTGGCATTCCAACTTGATCTAATCTTATTGCATCAAATGATGACTCAACAACATATACTTTATCATTTGCTTTTACTCTATGCAAATTAAATAATGTTTTACTTTTTGGTAATCCTGGAGTATTCTTGAAATCTTTTCCTTCAAGACTTCTACCAACAAAACCAATTACCATTCCTTCTGGAGAGTGAACTGGGATTGTAACCATATCTTGCTTCTCAGAATATCCTAAGTTAAACTTACTAACTGATGACTTAGTTACAAGTCTTCCATCAAAGTATCTCATTGCTCTTGGAGATTCAAGTGCTTGTGAATTCAGTCTCTTAATAATAACTTCGTCATACTGTACAAATGTTGGTGGGTTATATAGTTGTTTTGCTACTATTTGAGTAATATCAGATTCTTGCTCTTTACTTTTGATATACCTCAAACTTTCAAAATATGACCTGTTGCTCATCTTCATTACTATTTCTTGCAAAGTAGCAGTCTGTTGACACCCAAAACAAAAGAATAATCCACTTTCTTTTGATACTTCTCCAGCAGGGGTTCTATTGTTATTATGATATGGACAAAAAATAATATAGTCAGAATCTACTTCTGATTGTATTGTGACTCCGGAACCGATGAGAACTCTTTTGACTTGATCTTCTGTGTATATATCGGCCTGTACCCGTCTGCTGCGATCATCCATTCTATATTCTTTTTCCCTACGTAGATTCCATATACCGTCAATTTAAACTCAAACCAGTCTTTAATACTGTTATAGTATATCGTAAAGTCTGGCTCTATGTCAATTCTTGGGACATATGCAGACTCTTTCATTTGTACTAACAATAGCCTAATATACTCTTCTTTTAATCTAAAAATGTCTGATTCATCCTTGATGTTGCCATCTAACTTAAAACACTTTATAGGCTTATGATGAATTGACACATCTTATTATAACTGCTTATCTTCATAATCCTTGTAGCGATAGTATCCCTTGTCAAAGTCAACCTGAACTAGGAACTCACCCATAAAACCATTTCTATTCTTTCTAAACGCACACTCAATAATATCGCTATTAGTTGCTCTACCAAGTGCAATTACCCAGTCTGCATCATAGGCAATCTGTCTTGACCAGGCAGTTTGTCCAAGAGTTGGAACGCTACTAAGGTCATTCACATCATCTGGAGTTGCAGAAGAGATTGCAATAATAGGAACCTCTTCTCCAATAGCCATCAATTTTAGTTCACGAGAAAGGTTTTTCATTCTTACTGTTTCATTATCTGACTTTTGGTTTGGACTCATTAACTGTAAGTAGTCAACAATAACAAAGTCTGGACGGTATTGATCTATCTTTCCACGTAGAACTGATGGACTAATTTCTCCACCTTGATCATTTGAAATAATATGGAATGGATTCTTCCCAGCAATTTTATCTTTGTGCCAAGTTTTAAACATCTCAGGCTCAACATGACCTTGACTAATCTTTCTGTGAGACCAAAGGCCTTCACCCATAATTGTAAATACACGGTTTCTAACTTCAGTCTCAGACATTTCAAGGCTGATTACTAATGGGGTTTTGCCTTGCTTCCATGCCTGTACCGCAAAATAAAGAGCAAGCCATGACTTACCAATGCCTGGATAGGCTAAAAACACTCCCAGTTGGCCTGGGGCGATACCACTTGGAAGGTAGTTATCAAATCCTGGCAAACCAGTTTTAATACCTGTAACCCCAGCCTCTTCCATTTTACGTAAGTGATCAAAGTATGCAGCAGCGGACTCAAAATCAGTAGCATCAATATCTCTAACAGATGATGTATTCTTTTTAAGTTCTGAGGTTTGAGTAATTAAAGAGTCTAAAGCAACTACTGAATTGCCACTTTGTACTTCTCCTGCTGCAGATCGTAATATTGTTTTAAGACTATCGTTTAGATAATCTCCTTGTAGTTCTGAAAGGTGATGCTTTGTTGCCCCAACATCTTCAATTACCTCAAAATCTCTAAACTTTTCAATTACCAAAGATACTGGAGGAACGGAACTGTTTGCTTCAAAATACTTTCTAATGAATGTCCATACATCTAAATGTGTTCGTAAAAGTCCATCAATATTTGCTTGTAGCAAAACGTGAATCTGTTTATCTTTTAAGACTGCATTTAATACCTTTGCTTCAATGCTAGCCATTCAGCCACTCCTTTGCCATCAATCTTCTCTCTGCACGTTCTCTATCATCTTCGTCTTTATCTTTTTTAGCCTTGATAATTTTTTCTGCCTGGTATGCAAAAGTATTCCAAGATGGATTCTCAGTAACCTTAAAATAATATTCTAAGATATCGTAACAACCTTCGATTCCATATGACTGAATGAGAGCATCTGCTGCCCATTGTTCAACATTCAAGTTCATTGATGGCTTTACATCATATCTTTCTTTGTGGTATTTACTATACCTTGAAAGCAAAGCCATTCGGTCTTTGCGCTCTGGCATTACTCAGAGATTTCTGCTTTGGCTTCGTTAATTTTGTCAGTTAACTTATCTTCAACAAATTTATAAACACGTTCCATAGCCTCGTTAGTTGTCTCGCCATCTTTCTTAGAGTCAACAACTCCAAGATCAAGTCTTAATGATTGGAAGTTTCCAAGATTAAGTGTATAGCCCAAAGTTACAGAAACTTTAGTGTTATCGTTTTCCATTTTACATCCATTCAGTAGTTAGATAGATTCAGACCAGATAGGAATGAAACGTCCATCTTCAGTTCTCGTATATGTAAGTATACCATCGCCCATTCTCCTAGTCAACTCTTGTTTAGTAGGAGTCATATTATTAGTTACAAGACCATCTTTTCTTGGTTGACCAATATGAATTGATGCCAAGATGTCCCTTATTTCCCTTATGTGGCTTTCTGAATAATAACATCTTATTTGCCAGCCACGCTTTCCACCTATACTAGATCCTATTGGTGGTGGAATTGTTCCACGTTTAATAAGAGTAGGGATATACTTTTTATGCCTATTGATAAGTATAGCAGTTTCACCAATAGTATATGCCTTTTCTCTTTTCTTTTTAAATTCCGCAATAAAACAAGTTTCAATTCTATCTTTATTTATATTATAAAGCGCAACAATACCATCTGATCTGTTTTTGTGATGGACCTTAACTAAATCATTATTTAAAAACCAAATAGTTTTATTTCCCGAAACTATAGCGGACTGATTGTAGTTTTGGCCCTCAATATTTCCTGTTGTAGAATCCATGATCCCTCTTTGCTGCTGTCTGGTGGATGATAAAATTTTCTTTTACCACAAATTACACAATATACCTCAATATGCTCTTTTGTACTATACTGCCTATCAACAAAAACAATACCACCACATCTTAAACATTTCACTAAATTGGTATTCCAATAGCCAAAACATTGATATCAACCGTAGCAACACCACTAGTATCATATCTTACAAGAAATGAAGCACTAGTGTTTGAAACTTTAGTAATAACAACTGAAACATTTTTTCCAGCATCTGTATCTCCTGTATTCCAAGGAGTTGCTACTACAATTGGTGGATATTTAAAATTATAGTTAATTGCAAATGGCTCTTGTGTTCCAGCAGTAACATTTTTTGATGTTGCAACATTTGTTGTAATTCCTACAATGCTTGATCTTCCTGTTCCAACAGTATTGCTTTTCCCATCACTTGATATAATTTGAGTTACATTTTGTTGTGATGTGCCAATCTGATCAGTCAACTGATTCACTGTTTCTACTAAACTATAAATATAAGAAACATCTAAGGGTTGACCTCTTTGTGGTACTGTTAGTTTTGCCATTATTCCTCCATTATATCATTTAACTTAAGGTATTGAAACTATTCCAGACTCATATAGGGTTAATCCAGATACCCTTTTTTTATTGATTCCCTCTGGCTGAATTACAACTCTTATTGTTGATGTGGCTGTATTTGGAAATGTGTAAGTACTTCCACTTGCAGTTCCATGATAAGAATAAGAACTGGCTGAATCAACTTTAATAAAAATATCATATTTAGGTCTTAATTTAGGGTCTGTCCATGTAATGGAAACTATTCCTGCTGGTGCATTAGTAACACCTATCTTACTTATAGTTGCGGTAATGAGTTCAACTGGTTCTGCTTCCACATAATAAATTGGAGACCATGCAGAAACTCTGTTAAAGTCATCAGAAACAATTCTATACTTTACAACATGTTGATTAAAATCATTAACTGGAGGTAAATCTTTTTTTAATACTAAAGATTTTTTAATATTTTTATCTTTAGAAGCCCATTTAGCATATAAAGTTATGTTTGATGATCCTGCTGTATATGTCGTAGTTAAACCAGGACCATAAATAGTTCCAGCACCACGAGAATTAATTGTCCAGCCAACAAAGTTATATCCAGTTTTAGTAAGTGCTCCAGTATTGCCAAGAATTGTAATTACATTACCTACACTATAATTAGTTGAGTCAACTGGAACTGATCCTGTTGTAGGAGAAGATCCATTATAAGTAACTAGCATTACACAACATTACCAATATCTAAAGACATTCTAAATTCAACATAATTATTTGTATTTGGAGACTTTTCAATTGGCGTTGCATCAGTATTTTTAACAACTGTATATCCAACTAATCCATATAGTGGATTGATAGTGCTTATATTGTCAAACCTAATTGCATCAAATGCAATATAGTGTGTATCTACTACTGCTGCTGAATCTACAATACATGAATATATTTTAATAGAGTTAATCGAATCCCAGGAAAAACCTGATTCTTGGACAATCTCCTCTAATGTTTTTTCAACTACAAAATATCTGTTATTATCAAAATCAATTCCTGATGCTCCATCAACCAAATCAATTAAACATCTTGCGTATTTATTATTATTGTTAATAAACTCTAAAATAATTTTTAAACTATCTGGCTTTGTATAACTGCTTGCATCTTTATTTACAAGAGAAAATGCAATCTTAATCTTATCGGATAGTGAGTTTTGTGATAAATTAATATTAAGTCCAGTTTTTGTTATATAATTTTTGCTAGATAGGCTTGATGTAACATCTGTGATATCTTTAATAGTACTATAATTTCCTTTTACTAAAAGCATATTATTAAAAAATCTACATCTTTCATTTTTTTCGTTTCTATATGCTTTATAAAAAATTCTATTATCTGCTGATGCCTGAAATACACTTGCAGTTGTTGAAATAATATTATCATCACTTTCATCAAGTGCTGAGGTTATTGATGGAATTGACTTTAATGTGGTATCAAGATATTGCCATTGCTCTTCTTCTGTAAATAGTAATAAACTTCTACTATCAAATCCGGCAGCAGATGGATTTCCGCCAGCAGAATATATGCCTATCTCTGTAATCTCATATCGTTCTTGTGTTGGAAGTTCTGCAGTAAACACTATCTTATTAACATTATCTTCTTTTACATACCCTCTTGAAGAAATTGGAACCCTAAACATTTCAAAATTCAATGACTCTTTGTCTGAATAATCACCATAAGACTGTATATTTGATAATGGTTTTTGTCCACAACCAAAAGCCATGTATGATGCGTAGGCGGGAGTTGTTCCAAGCAAGTATTTTGCTATAATTTCTTTTCCCTTATTTGTTATCATGACTCATCAACTCCCAGATCTGTTTCATATATTGTACCATTTTGCAGTGTTTGAATTTCAACATTTTCTCCTGGATTCAAATTTATACTCTCTACAACAAGATTTCCAGTAGAGGAGTCAATATATACATTTGTGCCAGAAGGACCATTTCCAATATTTGGAATTCTTGTATCTAGTTTTATTGTAAAATTTGAAAAGTATTTTTCAGATGTATTTTGAAGAGCCAAGATATTTTTTGGGTCTAATGCTTTTTGTATCTCTGCCATATTGATCACTGGCTGATAATTAACATTTTCAGTACTTAGATTTGCACTGTTTGTAAGTGATAAAAGAATAAGACCATTAAGTTGTTCAAAGTATAACATTTTTAAAAAATCTGCATCTTCTGCAACTATATCATTTTTAAAATTAACATATTGTGGGGTAGCAATTTTTACTGCTTTTGATTTAGTAGAAGCAATTAGTTGTATCTCTGGAGTAGGTGGCGTGGCTTTAAGATAAGCAGCATATGCAGCAGCATCACTTTGATCTTGATTTAATGGAGATGGTGATTGTTTAACAGATGATTGGGTTAGTGGTGCTGAAGCATTATCAAAAGAATATCCACTATTTTTTGATGTATCTAATGCACCAACTGCATTTAAAAAATCATTATACTCATATTGATATTCTCCATCTGAAATTAACACCATATTACACCTCGCTCAAATATATAGTCATTTTTGGTCCATCTAATCCTCTTGAATACTCTATATGATATACAACAAATCTTGAAGTAGATGATGCTACTAAGTCTAAGTTATCATTATTTTTATAATCAATTGAAACAATATCTCCAAGTTGAATTGTAGTATTTGCAAAAATCTCTAATCCAACTGCTTTTCTTGGAACCATTAATTTATCAACTAACCATCCCATTAAATTTTCTGCATCTTCTGTAGTTTGAATATATTGTCCTTCTATAGAAAAAGCACTTTTTCCATAGTTCATTCTACTTAACTTAATATTATTATATTTTTCTTTTTCTATGTTTGGAGAATAAACAATTGTATCTCCTACAAGTTCAGGGTCTGAAAAACTTGATCTCTTTTTAAAATAGTCATCTACAGTTAGTTCGTTACTACTGTCGCTTGTAAACGCAATACCTTGAATTTTTAAAAAGTTTGACGTAGTTGTACTTACATCTAGTAAAGTATCTGTTGCATTAAATATTAAAAACTCTGCACCATAAGCATTTGCTTCAAAACCAGATATTGTATATTCTTTTACTTTGTCTGGAGCGCTTACTATTTTTGCGTATAATGCTGGATATGCATTATCAAATTTAGCATTAATATAAGAACATTCTCTCATAATAGTTCCAAACTCTTCAAAATAAACACTATAGGATGGGGTAGTAACGGTACTAATCCCTGTCAGATATGCCTCTTGTAAAATTCCACTCATGGCATATTTCTTTAATGATTGATTAGCCGTAATTGGTGTTGATGAAAAAACTTTTCCAACTTGATTATTTATTAAAAATCCAGAGTCTTGTGAATAGTTATTAGTTAAAGCATAAATATTTTCAAACATACACTTAGACGAACCTCTAACAAATAATGCCGTAGATTGATATGCTGGAAGTGGTGATGTATCATCAACCTGACCAACTAGAACATCATTTATATATAGATAGAATCTTCTTGTATTTTTATTTGCTAAGTCTTCATACTCTACTGCTAAATCATATACTGTTGTATATTGTTCATTATATTTTCTTGATATTCCCGCAAAATCTCCAGAATCATATTGAACTTGTTCATTAAATGCATTAAATAATAATGTTGGAATTGCATTTGTTTCCCCAACTCCTTGTTCAATTTTATAAAATATAATATTTGAAGTGTCTGTTGTTGCACCATCTAATGCGATAACCTCAAAATAATAACCATTATTTGTTTCTGGGTTAAGTAAAACTGCAATTCCACCAGAGTTTCCAGAGATATTAATATTTTGCTCTGGAGAAGTTGAATTGTTCTTATAGTATGACATTCCAGAAAGTGGAACTGATGTAGAAATAACATTTCCACTTTGTGTTTTTAGTTCTCCACCTATTTCTCCAATAATTCGAATTCTAGTTCCAAAATGTTTAAATACTGATTGGTCTAATGTTTTATAAACATATGATATATGATCAATTGGTTTTGGATCTGTAGCAACAAAGTCTTTTCCTTTAAAAACAAGTGCTGATGATTGGACTAGACCTTTATTTTTAGAAGGGTCTATAGATTGTATAGAGGCTCTTTCTGTTTCTGTTAACTGATATTCTGATAAAAATCTTTTAATTACTCCATTAATAAATGCTGAATTAGCAATAGTGTTTGAAGCACCAGCAGAACCAGTAGTTGTGCTGCCAGCAAATGAAGTATCTCCAAATAAATATTTTGAATCCATTAAACAACCTCTACGATTGCTAGTGCTAATCCAGTGTGAGTCTAGTGCTGCTTTATGTGAAACAATAGGTGTTCCAAACTGTGATCTTCCATGTTGTGCTACTGCACCATTTTTCATTCTAGTAATTCCAGAAACTGTTTCGTAGTATGGTTCTGAATAGATTCTAACCTTACCAGTTGCGTATATCTTTCCATTATATTTTAATTTATTTAAATAATTTTTATATTCAGAGTCACTACTTATCCACACATTCCCAACTCCATCAACAAAATATTGAACGGCATCATATCTAATAATTTCACCATTAGCATAAAAATATCCTTGATTTCTTGAAATCAAATAAATACTTTCTCCAAAATCAATAACATTATTTATAAGTTGATTGCTAACTACAGTTGGGGCTTGTCCTACAAGAGGTGAGTTTAGTGCAAGTGCTGACAATGTAAATCCACTTGACTTTTGATTTGATCCCTTTAATTCTTCATAGTTAGATATTTCCCATAGTAGTGACGGTTTGTATACCCAAAATTTATTCTCTGCACTTGATATATTTTCTTCACCTACTGACGAATATGTTTTATCAATATATCTTGATGTATAGTTAATTTTTCCATCATTGTAAATTTTTTTATCTTCAGAAGCAACCGAAATTATATTAGGAAGTTTTTTCCCAGTAATAAGTTGATTTTTAATTATTCTCATAGAGTTTTCTGAAAGTGATGGACTATTTCCACCAAGTTCATCTTCCCAATATGTGCTGCTATAAAGTCCACCATCAAAAAATTCTTCTGTAGTGTTACTATATGTTCCTGCATCCTCTGAACTTAAATCTATTCCTACAACAACATCATTTGTTTTTGATCCAATAAGTGTAGCATCTACTGATCTTTGCGTTGACGTTGGCATTAAATAATTTTTACTCATTGCAATAAAGTTATTGTACTCATCAAAGAACATTGCTGTTTGTGTTGATACTGCTAAATCATTTAGTACTTCTGCAACACTTTGATCTGGTCCTACAAAAAAATATGGGATAACTGGATCAATTTCTCCTTCTATTCTTTTATAAACATAGTTACTAAAACCAATAGCATCTAACAAAATAGATATTGCATAACTTACTGATATGTTTGTAAGAAAAAGTTTTGGAGCAAGCATTGATTCAAAATAAAAATAAAAATCTCTTAACTGTAACGATACAGTTCCACCAGTTATATCTGCTTGTGGAAAACCTTCTGAATATAAAGTCTTAATTGGAACACTATAATCATCGCCACTAATATTTAAAAATGTTTCATAAAAATTAAATTTAATATTTTTTGTAACATATTTAGAAACAATACTATTTGTATTATTTTCATTGAATGCCTGGTCATCATCAAATATTGCAATATTTCCAGTAGATGCTAAAAGTTGTCCAACTGGTAAAGATGTAGATCCAAGATCAGATAATTGTTTTGTTACTTTATAGTTAATGGTTTTATTTGATATATTTGCAATCAATCTTGGTGACATTTCAATTAAATCAAATGTTGAATCAAACTTATTCATAGTATCAACAACAATTCTAACTCCTCGAATATACTGAAATTCACGATAAGTTGTAACATTATTTTTGATAAAATATTCTGGAGATGTAAAATCAGTAACAAAATTTGTTTCTTTAGTTAAATCTGAATTTGTTAATTTCCAACCATATTCAGGAGTAAAGGTTTCATAAGCCTTTGTAGTATTATTCCAAATATAATAAAGTCCTTTATCTGTTGATGATGTTACGAGTAAATAGGCATACCCATCAATTGATTTATTTGGTAACAATGTTACAGAGGATATTTTTTCAACATGAATAAATTTATCTTTGTATTCAATTGGAACAATTAGTCCATAAGATAATTCTACATACCCATCTTCACTAATTACTGGAAGTCCATTATCTCTTAAAGAGTTTGCATTAAATGTTTTTGCTGCTACCCATGAATTTCCAGATAAATATTCAATTCTCCAATTAATTGGAACTCGTTTATTTAAATTTCCATAAAGTGGGTCTGTAATGCTTGCAGTACTTGTTTTAAACGGACCTAAGTTTTTAGTTCCGACATGAGTCTGCATTTTAACTATAAGTCTATTAGCAGGAACATTTTCTTTATATACTACAAATGGTGATGCATCTTCAATTGGGTACTGGTTATTCTCAGACCTTGTTGATATACCTCGTTCTTTTGTAACATAATCTGTACTATTTTCTTTTTCTGTTCTATAAGATGTCCAATATTTAAATTGATCATCTCTAGATGCCATATAATATCTTGGTCTTTGTGCAAATGAACTAATACTACTAATTGAATTATCAACAAGTTCTTGATTTTCAATTAAGTTAGTATTAAAATTATGAAGGTACCGTCCTGGAATATAAAAGGCTTTATTGATTCCCGATCTTGGACGAAAAGGCTTAACGCAATCTTCTAGAGAATAGAACATATTATATTGATCTTTAGTTTTAGAAAATAACGATGGTAAGCCTTCATTGTCATATCCATTATCAACTACAATATCTGCATCTGTTGCTCCTGTATATAGATTTGCAATATCATCTTTATCAAATGACAATGATGCTTTTTTGTTATCTCTATTTCTATAATTACCTAATTTAAAAATATTATCTGGAACATTCATATTCCATTCTGCTAATATTGTTGCACGGGTTTCAATAGTTGAAGAAGTTTCTATATGGTTTTTTAATGTTGTATTTACAAACATTTAAACCTCTTCCAGTGATACCGTAATATCCCAAAGATCATGATTGCTCTGTCCACGTTTAGATACTGTATATGAAAAGTCAGAAACATAAACTTGAATAATCTGATTATATTGCTCTAAGTGTGTATATGGTGCTGAAGTTCCATCTTGTGTATAGTTATTAAATTTATCATAGGCTAGGAACATCCAAAATGGTCCCGTGTGGTTTTCATACCAATCTAACATTTCTACGCCTCCTGCACCCCCGTCAGCAGTGTATTCAGGGGACTGTGTAGTTATTCCAGCAGTATCTCCAGTTGTAGCCCAGTTTGGTATAGAAAAGTACGATCTTGATGGAAGGTTGTTCCAACTTACACTTAAAGTATTCTTATCAGCAATATGAAAAGACCTCATATTGCCATTAATCATTCTTTGTCTTTGTTCAATCCTTTGTGAACTAAATTGAAGTGGACTTCTATTATGATCTGATAATATTAGAAATTTATTTAGATTTTCAGTTTCTGTGGTGTATGCCCCTATTTCAAATCCTTCTGGTACATACATTCCATTTTCTAAAGTCCCTGGATTTTCTGACCAAAGAATTCCTTGTGGTCTAGCATAACGTTTTCTTCCAGTCATATATGCTGCGGTGGCCACTAGAGACTCCTAACTCTTTGATTATCAATTTGTTTAATTTGGTTAATAACGGTACGTGCAATATCATTTGGATTTGCATTGCTGCTAGAAACATTGACACTCAAATTATAATTATACAGGGTTTTGGAATTATTTGTGCTTGTTATACTGTTTGGAGAGTTAATACCTGCAAAATTTGGAGTAGCAGATCTTGGGGTTTTAAATGTTGGTGAATTAATTTCACTTAGTAAAGGTCCAAACTGTTGAGTTGCTTTTCTATTTACTACAAACTCTCCAGGAGTTAACATAGCAGGAACTGTATCGGTGCCTTTATTAAAACCACCATTAGCAAAATACTTAGGAACCATTCCACCCATTGCAAATTTAAATCCTGGAATTGCTCTTAGATAGTCAGGTAGAGCGGGGGCTTTTTTAGCAGGGGCTTTTTTAGGTGGTAAGTTATTAGTAACTGGAATAAAAGTACTTCCAATAGCAACATAACCTGTTGATGATCCAGATGAAGGTGTTGTGCCAACTGGTGGTGTGCCACCGCCCGTATTGCTACTTGATGGGTTAGGATCAACAATAACATTTCCAGACTTAATTCCAACTGCTGCAATTCTTGCAGCGTCCATTCTTTTTAAAAATGCGTCTAAATCATTATTAAGTTCTATAACAGTATCTTTTGCTGTTTTGGCGTCTCCATTTAAAACAGTAAAAATATTTTTTAAATATGCTTTTGCAGCCTCTGGGCCTAATGCTTCAACTGCAAGATTTATTGTTGAAATTGCTGCATCAATTTGATCCTTTGTTAATTTCATTTTTTCTTGAGTAAGTTTATCTAACTCAATTTTTTTAACTCTAATTTCATTTTCTATATCTACACGTCTTTGTTCTATGCTTTGATTTGATTTTTCTATTTCAGTTCTAGATCTTCCATCTGGAGCAGTTACACCCTTAATAGCATTTTCTTTTGCTTTTTGCAAAGCCTCCATTCTAGTTCTTGCATTTTGTGAAACTCTTGCTTCTCTATAGTCTTGCATTGCTCTTGCTGCACTAGCCATATCTCCACTTGCAAAAGCAGCAGCAATTGACATTTTTTTAGAGGTTAATTCATTTTCTTTTTCTCTAAGTCTGTTAATTTCTTCAAGAGCAGTAATTTGTGTATCATAAGATTCATTAATCTTTTCTTCTTGTCGTGAGACTAATTCTAAAGCATAGTCATTATCTCCTTGCTGTATATTTAGCATAGTTTTTTCTTTAACGTATTCATTCTCAATCATTTTTTCTTGTAATTCAATATAAGCCCTTGCCATTTGAAGTTGTTTACTTTGAGATTCTGCTGCATCCATTTGTGCTGTTTTTGTAAATCTATTGTATTCAAACGTTGCTTGTGATAAACTTTTTTGACCCTTTTTTATTCTATCTAAATCTTCTTTAGCAATTTTTCCTTGTGTAATTGCTAAGGCAATAGCATCAGTAGTGACTACATTGTTTGCTTCTTGTTCACTAAAACCTTTTCGTCTTAAAATATTTATAGCATTTGTTCTGTTTTCCATTTCTTTTAATGCTTTTATCGTATCGTCATAGTTTGATCCAATTTCTGCAGAAACCATACCTGCTTGAAATTTTTGTTGAGTATCTTTGTCTATACCTGTTACTTTTCCTTTTTCTGTTTTTATTCCCATCTTCTTCATAAGTTTTGTATCTTGTAATTGTTCAGGAGTTAGATTTTTTATAAAGTCTAAATAATCTTCACTTATTTTGCCTTTACCAAGTTTTCTTAATCTACTAATAGTTCCATCAAAATCAATTGGAATCACTGGTTTTGTAGTGGTCATTACTTTCATTAATTCTTTAAAACCACCAGTTGCTTTTATTGTTGAATCATGAAATAGTTTAAGTTTTTTAAGCATGTCATCAAGTAAAGAGTTTCTGCCTTTTTCTGCTTCATCTGCTGCTGCTGCTTTTTGTTCGGATGCAAATGCTTCTTGTTGTTTTGTAACTTGTGTTGCTGCTGCTGCTGATGCACCTTCTGCTGCTTTGGCTTTTCCAGCAGCAGTACTTAATTGTGCTTCAATTGCACGTGCACTCATGCCAGTAGAGTTTAAATAACTACTTAGTGCTGCGACATCGCTCTGCATTGCTCCATAATTACTTAAAAAAGTTATTGTAAATATTTTTTGTTGATTTGGATCTAAAGTATTTAAATATTCCATTTGACCTTTTAATGCTTCTGTTTCATCAATTGAGAGCCCGTCAATTTTTGACAACACACTCATTGTTATTTTGCCTTTTGTTTTTTGAATTTGAGCAAAAATATTTTGAAGGTTTTCAGCCACTCCTGAATATTTTTCTAGGTATGTTGTTACAACTTCTAAATCTATTACAGTTCCTGTTTTGCCAATAGTTTTAAAGAACTCTATATTTTTTTGATTCTGCTCTGACCCACCCTCAGTCATTTTTAAAACTAGTGATTTTTGAACTTCTTTTAATGGTTCTCCAGATTTATTCATAAACATTGATGCAACTTGTGATGCTTCACTTGTTTGTGCTGGAGAAGAAACTAAAACGTTTAATAATTTCTGTGTTCCTTCTTTATCACCTTTAAATAAACTACTTAAATTCAAAATTTCTGTAGGACTTACATTTTTTCCTTTAAGTTGTAAATTTATTGCATATTGTTGTGACCTTGTTATTCCTTCAAACCCTTTAATTGATTCAACTGCTCCTCCAGCAATATCTTGCTCTGCCGTGCCTTTATATGCTGATATCGCTCCTTTTTCAGAAGTTCTTAAAAGTGATGTGGCTGTTTTTGAACTAGACATAAATACATCATCAAAGAATTTTATAGATTGTTGAGCAATTTCTTTATCTTTTTCAACTAAAATAAGTCTTTCTTTTGCACGTTTGGTTCTTAGTTCCTCTGCTTCAACAAGTTTATTTTTTATTTCTAATTGTTCAATTTCTTTTTGAGTTTGGGCATCAAAAGAATTTAAAAGTTCTTGGCTTTGTTGTATTGCAATTGACTGAAGTCCAACAGCAGTTCCTGTTGCTTTTGCAATAGCAGCACCATTAAACAAACCAAGTTTAGCATTTTTAGCATTTTGTACACTTGAAAGTGATGCTGCAACATTATCTCTTGCAGTATCAATAAGTTTGACCCTAATTCCAATTGGATCTGTAAGGGCATTTTCTCCATTAGGACCCATCAAACTTATTAACTTAGAGTTTACATTAATTCCAAAAGAATAATCATTAAGTTGTTTTCCTAATTCTGCAGCAATGCTTTGTGCTTGTGATGCCGTTAAAACACCACTTGCAATGGATGTTGCTAATTGTGAAGCAATACTATCTTGAGCATCAACTTTGCCACTTGTTTTTACACTGTTTGTAATTTCTTTAATTTTTTTCTGTCCCGTTTCACTTTGAACATATGATTGACCAAAGGTTGTTTTGCCTGGTTGAATTTCAAATCTAGAAAAACTGTTTGCCTTTCTTCTATTCATTAATTCTGTGCCAGTAACTTTATTAGTAAAAATTGCTAATTCATTTAAAGACTTTGAACTAGCCCCCATTGCTTCAGTTGTTTCCATTGTTTTTACTGCTAATGCTTCATTTTTCTTTTTTAAGATTACATATGCTGCTGCAACTCCTACTATTGCTGTTGTTATCGCTCCTATTGGAGTTGACATTAATTGTGGAGCCATGCCAAGTCCCATTGCAAGCATTGAGCCCCCCATATTTCCAGTCATTCCTAATCCCATTGATGCAGCCATTGAAAGCGCACCCGCTGGTCCAGCCATTTTTTGTACTTTAGGGAAGGGTGTTTTTGCTCTAGAAACAAGGCGTCCAGCAAATGAAGGTGATTTTTGTTTTCTTTGACTTGGACTTGTATAAAATCCAGTTGCAACGGCTGCTGCTTCTGCCCTTTGTCTTGCTGCCTGTGATCTTGCAGAATTTTGAGAAATTGCTATTTCAGAATTAGTTGCTGTTTTTCCACTTTTCCAAGAAGGATCATTATTTTTTGAAAATTTGTTTTGCATCTCTCTCATTTTTATTCTATGTTCTGCTTCATCTTGATCAAGTTCTGCTTGAAGTTGACGCATTGTTGGAGCAAGCATAGCATTACCAATTACTTTTCCTCCAGTTTTTACAACACCAAGAAATGCTTTGCCAATTGTTTTTCCAGTATTTTTTGAAACGGGATCTGAACCAATAGGAATGTCGTCATATGGACCTGGATCTCCAGTGCCACGTAAAACAAATCCGCCTTTATTAAGTCCTTGTAAAAATCCACGATTCTCTCTTGTTGATTTTTTATTTACAACAAATGATCCTTGACTCAACATCATTGGAACTGTATCTTTATTGCCTGTTCCTGGAACTATTGTTCCTTTAGAACGTTTTTGAATTTTTCCACCAGAATTAATATATTGTAGTGCTGGACCAATTTTTTGTGCTAGTGCACTATCTGCAATAAATTCTCCTGGAGTTAATAATGCTGGAACTGTTTCTGGTTCTCCATATCCGCCTGTTCCATTTGAACGTAGAACATAGCCGCCTTTTGCAACTGGAACAGGAAGGTTGTTTTTTGCCATCCATTTTGCTGTAATTGAATTTACAAATTTTCCTGCGCTATATGCTCCACTTCTATGCATCAATCCAGCAATTGCTCTCATAGATGTTACATTTCTTGTTTTTGCTCTATTTACTCTTTCTTCTTGCATTAATTGATTATGACCTTTACTAAATCTAAGTTTATGTGTTCCTTTACCTTTTGTTTTTTTAGTAACTTTGCCACTTTTGCCTGTCATATCTTTATCTGCAAGAACTATTCCTTGATTTACAATCTTTTGTTTTTCTCTTTCTAATCTTATTATTTCATCGGAATTTTTTGCTTTTTTTGCTGCTTTAATTTCTTCATCTAGTTCTGCAATACGATATCCACGAGCATGTTCTTCTTTTGCTTGTGTGGCTAATTCTCTAGCAATACCTAATGTACTGCTACCTTCTAAATACTTGTTTAGAAATTGTGTTCGTTTTTTTGCATAAATAGAATTTGGATTTTTGCGATCTTCAAATGTTTCTCCCTCTGCCATAGAGGTAGTTAATGCAAATCTATCTGCTTGCGCTTCAGCATATGCCTTTCTTGGATCTGACCTATTACCTTTTCCCAAAATTGCTTGAGCATCTGCTTGTAATTCTGCTAAAGCAATTCTTGCTGCTAATTGTTTATTTGCAATTTTATTTCTTTGTTCTTGATTTGGTGCTTTTGCATATTCATCATTTAATTCATCTATATAAGACAATAATTTATTATTTGTAGAGTGTGCATCGTCATAGGTAAGCGGGTATGGTTCTACTATTATTCCTGGATAAGACTCAGTAAACTGATTGTACCCTTGTGGAATAAAAGTTGTTACTCCAGAACTTACCCTATAGTTTTCAAATCTTGTTCCTGCTTTATGGTATAAAGGTATGTCTGCGGGATCTGCATAAAAATTTTCTTTATTTTGAGCAGTAAAATGTCCAGCAACCATTCCAGTAGTTCCTAGATTTGGTAGGCCAAAAGGATTGATAACATTTTGTGGAATAGTACCAAACTGCCTTTCAACAAACCCACCTTTATTTAATGCAGCAGCGTGAATTGCCTGAAACTTTGTCCAGTCAACTTGTGATCCAGCCTCTAGTCTGGCAATCATTGCCTCATATACTGGAAGTTCTTCTGGGGTTAAATTCATGCTTCCTATTTTGGTTTTTAATTTTGGTAAAATTGAATTAATTTCTTTTTTCATCAACCTGTCATATTCAACTGGAGACATTTGTTTTGCAATATCTGATGTTGATTGAGCAAAAAACTTTCTAGCCCCACCATTAACACCAAGAAGATTAATCATTGCTTGTTCTTCCATTGATGGCATTTGTTTTGCATATTCAGTTTTCATTCCTGATGCCCTGCTAAATACACCAGCAGGCCCTACGTCTGCTATAACATTTCCACCAATATTTCCTGGTGCCAAGTCTTTATCGCCACGTAGAGTTGAAGCAACTAATTGTTTGATTGTTTGCTCTTTAGTAAATTCTTGTGGTACGTTTGCAATTCTTGGATCGACCTTAGATTCTAAAGCAAAATACCTTCTATGTCCAGTTGGGTCATTTGGATCTGCAATCAAAGTTAATTTTTGTTGTGGAGAAACAAGACCATGAACATCTCTAGCAATTTCTGTTGCTCTCATTTCTGCTAATGCTGCTTTTTCACTTGGCATTGGTTTAACAAAAACCATATCTCCATTTGGTTTTTTATAAATGCCACCAACAGAAGAACTTGGGAAACTACGTCCAGTAGAAGGAGAAACTCTTTCACCAGGATTTGTAACTAGCATATTTCTTGCTCTAGGAGACTGATAGGTTTCGGTTGCTATTTTATCAAGTTCTAGTTGTCTTGTTTGTCTTTCTTGAGCCTTTTTTACATTTTGAGCAGGCATCCCAAGAAATGTTTGTTGTGCTTTTTGTTTTGCAACCGCAGCCTTAGCATATCCTATTGATCCTGGACGAAATTTTGGTAATGTTGGATCATATCTGGGTCCTCCCTTTACTTCTCCAGCCCAAGGATTTTGTATGTTTTTAAATGTGCCAGTTCCACCACCACGTAAAGCATATCCTCCACTATTTAATCCTTGTAATAATCCCCGATTTTCTTTTGCTGCTTTTTTATTTACAACAAATTCTCCAGGAGTAAGCATTGCTGGAACGGTATCAGTATTTCCAGTTCCTGGAACATCTCCTCCTTTATTAAATTTCTTTGGTCTAAATCCTGGTTTCATCATTCCTGGATTTGTTCTAGCAAAATTATTTGCTGCTACCATTCCTCTTTGATATGCTGCTGTTAATTGATTTGCAGCCTGCGCCTCTAATAAAAAGGTTTGTCGTAATCTAGAATGTGCTTGATCTAAAGATGCTGCGACTGTTGTTGCTTCAATTTGCTCTGATGTCATGTATTGGGTTTGATTTCCAAGAATCTTTGATTGTCCTCCAAGATTCATAAATCCTTTTCGCAACGTGACAAATAGTTTAATAATATTCGCCACTCCATTTGCAACTAAACCAAATGTCATTAACATTGCAGGACCGATAAGACCAACAACGCCAATAAATTTTACAATTCCACTTTTTACTCCATCACTAAGTCCATTAAATTTTTCAAGTATTTTACCAATAAACTCTACAATTGGAGTTACGGCCTTTAAAAATTGTTCTCCAATTGGTGCTAAGGTTACTTTAAGATCCTCCATTGTTTTCTTAAATTTTGTACCAGTTGCATCTTCTACTTTTTTAAGTTCTCGTTCAGATAGAATAGCAAGTTCTTCAACTGAATTTGATGCTAGATTAAGAGTTCTTGATGCCTGTGTTCCATCTTTTGTAATATTTTGAAATAATGTTGAAAGTCTTGAAAATTGAAACTTTCCAAATAATTGTTCAATTGCTCTTGCTCTATTCAAAGGATCTAGAGTATCCAATGCTTGTGCAAATTGAATAACGGTTGATTTAATATCTCCCTTGTTTGATTCAACTATTGCCTTAATGTTAACTCCGAAGTCTGCTAAAAATGCAGATGCTTTTTTACTTGGATTAATTAATGATGCAAGTCCAGACTTAAGTGCGTTAGCACCTTCTGATGCATTAATTCCGCCCTCTTTCATTGCAGTCATAAAGAATGCAAGATCTTCTACATCTCCTCCAAGTTGTCTAATGACTGGGGCAGCCTTTGGAATTGCAATAGTTAAATCTTCAATATTTAAAACTGTTTGGTTTTCTACAGCGTTAAGAAAATCAATTTTTCCTCTTAATTTATCTGCTTCAATTCCAAAAGCATTTGTTAATGATATTGTTGTTTCTAATGCCTGTTCTTGTTCAACTCCTCCAAGAACTGCAAGCCTTGTTGCTTCTGCAACTTGTGCCATTAAATCGGCACCCATTTTTCCTGTTGCTGCTGCATCTGCTGCAATTTGCATAGTTTTTTCAACAGCAACTCCATACTTAGTAAATTGTTTTGCCAATAATTCAACTTCTTTTAATGCTCTAGAAGTTTCAGCGGTAGTTGTAAACATTTCACCATAAACACGTTTAAATCTAATTGCTTGTTTTTCTAATGCCATAAATGTTTTACTTGCAGAAACT